GGGGGGGAAGCAACGCAGCCACAGTGGGAGCGGGCAACCGGCCTACTCGCTGTGCCTCGCGCAAGACGGTTTCAGCCGAATCCTTGTCCCATCCAATGGAAGCAACCCATTTCGCAGAAGTCCCAGCAGAGCGGGCCTGCGAAAGAAGTCGCGCGTATGCGTCCTTGAAAGCCATGCGCGCGCCGATCTTGTCTCCGCCATTCAGGACCGGCCGAGCGATTTCGAATGCCTGCTGCATTTCCTCCGTCCATACCACCGTGTCACGTTCGCTCAGCGCTGCAAGCGACATCGACCACGCCTCATCGGACTCCGGACGACCGTCATTCCCCGCAATCTGCGCAATGATGTCAGCAGGCTTCGGGGCATAGCGACCGTGCACCGGATCCTTAATCGCAGCGTCAATGCCCTGGCGAACAACCGCCATCGGGTATTGCGCCAAAGCCCGAAAGAACATCGCCTTTGCAGTCGGAGCAAGCGTTTTTCCATGCAGCGAATACGCCGCGTCCAGCAACTCGGCAAACACGTCGAAATCATCTTCAGACATCGATCACCTCGTGTTGTGGCCTATGGCCGAAAAGCAACGCCTTGGCAGCAGCGTTGTCAGCTTCGCGCTGTGCTGGCATCGGAACGCCGTTGAAACGCCCGCGTGATTCGCTCGCTCTCGCAGGTGGCGCAGCGTCCTGTGCACGGCAGAGCCAGTTCGTCAGGAAACGGGCGTAGTTCGATTTTTTGTTTTTCGGGTTGGCAATGACCCAAGCGGCAGCTTTCGAAAGCTCCGCGTCCAGGCTAAGGGCTGGATAGGCTTCAGACCACGTGGACCGCTGCACATCGGAAATGCCGGTCCACTTGCCATGAGCGTCGAGCGCAATCGCGTTCGGCGCTGAAGAAGCGTTAGCTTCTTCTTTCTTCTGTTCTGTATCTGTTCTGTTCTGTTCTAGGGCGTTACTGGAACGTTTCTGTAACGTTTCATTGTTTCCGCCCTGCTGTTTCTGCTTCTCTCGATACCTGCGAACCCGCTCTGTGCTTGAATCTGACTCATATTGGCGCTTGCTCCAGTTGAGCAAATTCCAGTCGGGATCGATAAAGCCACGACGCATGAAAACGTCTTTCGTCTCTGCCAGTTCCTGCTCTGAAACGCGCATCGCAAACGCAATCGATGTTTCACGCTCCGTTACATGAAACGTTTCAATACCGTTACTGCATTGCAGGCAGAACAACATGACGAGGCGACGCTGCATGGCTTCACTCATCATTTGTACCTTCGGGTCGGAAGCAAATTCCGAGTACATACGGAACCAATCCATTACGCGCTCCCGATCATCCTGGCAGCGATCAAAGCGCCGTCAGGGACTTCCATGTCTCGTTGCTGTAGCCACTCGATGCACCAGCGCAGCAAGTCCATTTGCGTGCCATAGCGCTCTTCAAAGCGGGCCTTGTAGGGATGGACGGCAACCGCCGTGCCGTTGTCCTGGTGATGGCCACCACAAAGCGGCAGAACGAGCCAATGCGCGTCCGGCTTCGTGCGGCCGTCGATGTGATGCACTGATACGTAATCGTTGAATCCGCCTTCAAAGCGACACGCAACACAGCCGATATGACGGCATAAGTCATCGTGGAAATGCTTTTGAGCGGTTGTGGGAGCGCGGCCTTTCACAAGTCAAACTCCACGCCTAGGTTATTTGCAGCCCACGCCTGCACCTGATTGACGTAGGTAGAGAACTCGCCCACGGTCATTTGAGTGGTGGACTTGCGCCGGGTGATGGTCGAGCCGTCCGGGAGATCAACGTCTTCGCAGATGCCGAATTTCAACGCGAACATTTCGTGCCACGCGTCCTTGTCAAACTGCTTGCCGTCTACCCATGCCTGCTCTGAGATATCGCGTAGAGTCACGCCCCAATAGAAGCGGTTCTGCTCCGCGTTGCGCTTCTTCTCGTCACTGGTGACGATCACGCGCAGTGGCTCGCCCTTATCGAGACATGCCTTAGCGTTCGCCTTGACGAAGACAAGGACGCTCGTCCAGATGGAAGGGCTACGCAGTTGGAATTCGCGGTAGAGCGCGGCCACTGCTCACCTCCAGAACATCCAATAGGTAACGCCGATAACAACGAGAAGCGGCATGCAGGCCGTCATAACGAGATCCATAGTCATTCCTCGTCATTCGGGACATTTTGTCCCTGCTTAGGACGCAGCAAATGCGGCACTACCTTCGGATGAAGGACGCCGTATGCGCTCTTGAGGATGTGCATGCCGAAGTACTCGTCAGCGGGAATACCCTCAGCCGCAGCACGCGTGGCTAGGTCCGCCGCTTCAGGGATGGGCAGCTTTGCCGAAACGATCTGGTCATCGCTCATACAGCCACCCGGCGCGGGACACTTCGGCCCGAATCGTCACTGACTCCGATCAGATCAGCAGGCAAAGTACCTACAGCACCGAGCAAGAACTGTTCGGTAATGCGGGCCATAGCAGCGGAATCGCTCTCGATGCCCTGCACAACCTTGAAATGCTGGAGAGCTTCATATGCACGATCACGCAACCGTGTCTTTACTTCGTTACGAAATTCGGCTCGCTTTTTCACGCGTGCACCTCCGTGGGACGTGCCGCATCGAAATAAGACTGAAGGAGTTCAAGCTTCAAGACGCCCGGATTATCGATTCGACCTTGAGCGAACTTGGTCAGCCACCAATATGAGACGCCTGTCTGCTTGCAGATGTCGGGCCACTCCCCTTTACGGGCAGCAAGCTCGGTTCGTACTGAGATGATGAGAGACATTTGGGAATCCTCGAAAGGCTTTCCCTCAAATCTAGCACTACATGGCTAGATATTCAAGCACCACTTTGCTAGATGGAATTTGTAGACTGGCCTTATCATGCTAGACACCAAAAAAATCCTCGCCGAGAACCTTTCGGCTCTCCTCGAAACACGACCTGATATCTCACGCCTGAATCTCTCAAAGCAGATTCAGGTAGCAGATGGGACGCTAGGCCGCATCAAGTACGGCACGGGCAATCCAACGGTTGAAGTAATCGAGCAGATCGCAAGGTTCTTTAAGATCGAGCCCTGGCAGCTTTTAGTGCCTGCGCTCGGTCAGGGGCTTAAAGGTGCTAAGTGGCCGTTTACGTTCAGTCAGGACGATTTGAATCACTTGCCTCCCGAGGATTTAGACGAACTCGACCATCAGATTCGATACAAGATCGAACGACATATGGCTGTAAATCGCCGTGGGGCCGCGTAAGGGGACCACCGCGCGGCCCAGCCAAGATCATCCAGTTCAAACCGCGACAACGGGGAGAAAGCGAGCCTACATAACTCGCCTGAAAGAGCCGCCACATGGCGGCTAAATTTTTCTCTACCATCTAGCATTTAAGTGCTTGACAATTTTTCGGCCGCCCCTATACTAGCCATACAGTGCTAGAAAACAGAGGACAGCCATGCAACCCACCAGCAGCACCCTTGATCTCGACCAAATCATTCTGAGCGCCGGAGGCCATGACGCCAACAGCGGCCAACACTGCCTGCTCGAAGTTGTGAGCATGTTTGCAGGCGAACCATTCGGAGATTCGCCCATATGCGTCGATCCGGTTCTCGCGGCGTTCGGTCGTGCCTGGAACGACGGTATGCGCACTGATGAGGAACGCGCTCAACTGAAGAAGTACATCCCCCTGCTCGTAGGCACCGCTGGCTCAAAAGAACTTTCGGAAAAGCGCTCGTGGATGGCCTTCGACTGGCTCGTGCGCGTGCATTGCGCTGCGTGGCTAGCACTCACGCCCGCGCTGAAAGTTCATGCTGACATTTTGATCTCGCTTCCAGTGATCACTTGCAAGGCTGAACTCGATATCGCGCTTCCTAAGATCAATGAGGCACGGGACGCCGCAGGGGGCGCCGCATGGGACGCCGCACGGGACGCCGCACGGGACGCCGCATGGGACGCCGCAGGGGGCGCCGCATGGGACGCCGCACGGGACGCCGCACGGGACGCCGCATGGGACGCCGCAGGGGGCGCCGCATGGGACGCCGCATGGGACGCCGCACGGGCCGCCGCACGGGCCACCGCATGGGCCGCCGCACGGGCCACCGCATGGGCCGCCGCACGGGACGCCGCATGGGACGCCGCAGGGGACGCCGCATGGGACGCCGCACGGGGCGCCGCACGGGCCACCGCATGGGACGCCGCACGGGCCGCCGCACGGGCCACCGCATGGGCCGCCGCATGGGACGCCGCAGGGGGCGCCGCATGGGACGCCGCACGGGCCGCCGCACGGGCCACCGCATGGGCCGCCGCAGGGGACGCCGCACGGGACGCCGCATGGGACGCCGCAGGGGGCGCCGCATGGGACGCCGCACGGGCCGCCGCACGGGCCACCGCATGGGCCGCCGCAGGGGACGCCGCACGGGGCGCCGCACGGGCCGCCGCACGGGCCACCGCATGGGCCGCCGCAGGGGACGCCCTTGAATCCACCGTTAAAACCTTGCAGGTAAATGCGCACGAATTGTTCTCGCGCATGATCGCCGCGAAGTGAGGCCAGCCATGAACACCATCCCCGATCAAGTAGAAGGCGACACGATGAAGTACTTGAGCCAGCAAGAAGCGGCTGATGCTCTGGCTCGTGCGCGCGAGAAGGCAGCAGATTGCGTAGATCCCATTGCTGCATTGGAACGTCTGCGTGAGAACGACTTTGCGACTTATCTCGAACTGCACGACGCTTTTGTGCGCAAGGACGCTGCTCGTCAGCATGAGATCGAGCAAGAAGCCTTCGAGACGGAGATCAACCTGTTTATCGAGAACGAGCCTAGGCTGCTCGATGAATTCCGCCGCTCGCGTATTGCTGCGGAGGTGCGTCATGGCTGATAAGCACACGCCGGGGCCGTGGAAGGCCGAACTGTCTTGCGTCGGCGAATATCGCGGGCTCGAAATCAAAGGGAAAAATGGTCAATGGATCGGCAACGTTCACGCTAACAAGAATCGTGACGACCGAATTCCTCAAGCTGAAGCCAACGCCCGCCTGATCGCCGCCGCACCGGAACTGCTGGACGTTCTGATGCTTGTCGAAGAACGATTCGGAGCACATTGCGCGGATCCGTTGCCTTTGGATCTGTGCGAACTAATCGTCGCCGCCCTCTCCAAAGCACGAGGAGAGCAGGTATGAGCGAGATCAAGAATGGTGGCCCCGGAGAGATTCCGCCTGTTCCTGTGACGTGCCCAGGAGACGTATTTGAAAACGCAATTCGGGCAGCGGGTGTTGTCAATGCTTGCGAGTGGTTCGGTCACGCACCCGACAGCGAGTTCACCGCGGAGACGATCCGCACCCTTGAAGAGCGTTCGAGAGGTGCCGCATGAACATCGACCACTGCCTACGCTGCGGCCAAGCGGGCCATTGCTCGGAGGATTGCCCGCTGAGTGGCGCACGGGTATCCCGTGGTGCATCTATCGCCTACGCCGGTTTCCTGCTCCTCGTAGCCCTTCTTTCTCTGGTTGGTGTCGCTGCTAAGTGCGCTGATGCCTTCGCATATCCGACTTTCGGGAGTTTCAAATGAACACCTATCCCAAGAACTTCGACCTGCGCAATGCGGACTGCTCGATTCTGAGCGCGGATGAGAAACAGCAATGCCGTCTGAGCGGATTGGCACAGAAGGCCAAGGAGGCGCTTGGCGCTAAATGGATGCTGCACAAGTCGCACGCACCGGCTAAGGGTCAATACAACAACTGCGGCACTCGGATTGCTTGAGGGAACCATGATCGAAACTGAAGACGCATTCTGGCTTGTTTGGTCTCCGACCGGTACTACTCCCCCTACTCATCGCCATGAGCACTATCACCTTGCCCAAACAGAAGCGGAGCGACTGGCTCGTCTTTATCCGGGGGAAGAGTTCTACGTGCTGATAGCCCAAACCAAACGTGTTGTGTGTGACATGAAGCGAATTGACCTTGTCGCTCCTATCCCATTCTGAGGTGGTCATGACTACTGCAACTGAATTCGATGTTGTCGACGTGGCGGCTAAGGAACCCGCACAGCGCGCCATTGCCACGGCTCGCTCTGCCACGCCAGCAGACCTCCTGCGCATCGCTGTTGAAGGGGGCGCCGATCTTGACCGCCTGGAAAAGCTGATGGGCCTGCAAGAACGTTGGGAAGCTAAGGAGGCCAAGCGAGCGTACGACGCAGCTTTCGCAGCTTTCAAGGCTGAGGCGATCACGATCCTGAAGGGCCGTAAGGTCACCGACGGGCCGCTCAAGGGGAAGTCTTACGCTGAACTTCACGACATTGTGAATGCGGTCACGCCTGCCCTTTCTAAGCATGGCCTTTCGTCGTCGTGGAAGCTCACGATTGATGAAAAGGACTGGATGCAAGTGACGTGCTATCTGCGCCACGTCAATGGCCACGAGGAAAGCGTTTCGATGGGAGGGCCTCCTGACGCAGGAGGCGCTAAGAACGCCATTCAGGCCCGGGCAAGTACCAAGACCTATCTTGAGCGCTACACCCTCAAGGCAATCACCGGCCTGTCTGAGCAGGATGACGATGACGATGGTCGCGGTAACCAACGTGCTGATATGGCAGTACGCGACGGCTGGATTACGAAGGCCAAAGAAGCCAAGACCGCTGCTGATCTTGAACAAGTTTGGAAGGACGGAGTTAAAGCTATCAAGGCTACTAAGGACATGGGCCTGTACAACGAGTTCAAGCACATTGTGGAGAGCAAGGGTGCTGACTTCAAAGCCGCTGAGGACTCGAAATGATCCTAATCCAGTGCGAACAAGGCTCTCCCGAATGGCACGCAGCCCGTACCGGCGTGATTACGGCCAGCAAGTTTCGTGAAGCTCTTGAGACGACGCAGAAAGGTAAACCGACATCCAAATCGTCTCTCTATGCCGCCCAGGTAGCGATTGAGCGTATCAGCGGTCAGCCGTGCGACGAAGGTTTCAATTCCTGGCAGATGAAACGCGGTCAGGAAATGGAACCCATGGCGCGCATGGAGTACGAGGCACAAACGGGAAACTTCGCCAGCGAATCTGGAATCGTCCTGACTTATGACCGTCTGTTTGGCTACTCCACAGACGGCTTGGTTGGTGACGACGGCCTTATCGAAATCAAATCGCTTGTGAGTGCCATCGGGGTTTTGGAAATGTGGCGCGACCGTGACCTGTCCGAGTACATGCATCAGATCCAAGGCGGTTTATGGCTCACTGGTCGAAAGTGGTGTGACTTCGTGATGTATGCACCTCAGCTAGAACCAGTGGGAAAGCAACTGTTTCGCATGCGCGTCGAACGAGATGACAAATTCATAGATGAAATGGTTAAGAAGCTTCTGGACTTCTCTGACATCGTAAACGAAAACGAACATATTTTGCGCGAGAAAGTCGCCTGACTTCCGAGGCTACCCGGCGGCCGTAGCTGCTCTATGAGCGGCAAAGAGCCGGGATCAATTTACCAAAGGAGAAATCCATGACTCAAGTGCAAATCCCGCCGCTCAACGATGGCGAAATCTACCTCTGCGGCATCGTCGATGCGAATGGCGACGTCGAGCATACCGTCATCGTCGCAATCAACAACGAGCGCGGCGAATGGCAGGAACAGATGGAGTGGGCGAAGTCCCTCGGTGCCGACCTGATGACGCGCCCCGAGCAGGCCATCGCCTTCGCGAAGCACAAGGACCGCTTCGAGGAGGCTGGTTACTGGAGCAATGAGGATGCCGGCGACGGCTTCGCCTGGTGTCAGCACTTCAGCTATGGTGACCAGCGCTACGGCTTCCAGGGCACCCGGTTGCGCGCGGTGGCCGTCCGCAGATTCAAAAATTGAGTCATTCAACCATTTGAACGGGATCTGTATGAGCTACATGGACCCACGCCCCGAAGGGCTGAATACGGAGAAGGCTCCGGAGTCTGTGGTGGAGACGCTGCGCACGCCTGACCTCAAGACCGTGACGCCGCTCACGAAAGAAGAATGGATCAAGCGAGCAGCCGAGACACTGGAGCGTGTGTCTCCCGGCTGGACTCCAGATGCTTTGGCCGACTATGCCGACAGTCTCTACAACAAATATGTGACGGATTGCCCCGACTGCGATAACTTGCCGGAAGAAGCCGTTGCCGAAGACATTACATATTGGGACTGATGCCATGATGAATCTCAAGACCGTGACGTTTGGCGGCCACACGCTCGAAGCAATCAACGAGTTCGTGGCGCATTCCAAGAACACAGGCGAGTCGATTGATCAGATCACGATGGATGACGGGACAAGCGCAGCCATTATCAAAGACATGATCGCTATGCTCGCCGCCGCCCCCGCGCCAGTCGCACAGAGCGCAGGGCAAGAGGCTGGAGGCAGCGTAGGCGCGTGGCTTCGCACCCAACTTCTCGATTATTGCGAAGGTGCTTGTGCGCCTGTACCGGATGTCGACGACCTGTTCGCTATCGCTGATCGAGCAAAACGTAAATTCGACGCTGCGCCCGTGAATGGCGGCGAGCGCGACGACATCGAGCAGCGAGCCAATGCGCCACACGAACCGATTGGCGATGGCACAGGACGTTGTGCGCTATGCGGTTCTGATGACGAGAGCGCCCCGATTCACAAGCAAGTCGCAGGGTTGGGCCAAGCGCGTATGGACGACACGGCAGCGCGGTACGCGTGGATCGTTTCGAAAGCACGGTTCAGTACGGCTCCCGGTCAGCCCACTGTGATGAGCCTCTCTCTCGAGTTGCCCGCCACTAACCATAATCCGCATACCGATTGGATGGGCGAGCGCTTCGTCGAGAGCTTCAACCGCACAATTGATAGTGCACGTACCGCCGAGGACGACGATGACGAATGAGCAAATCAAGCTCGCGCTGGAGTCAGCCGACTGGTCTGGGGCGTCTATTGGAAACAAAGCGCTCATCAAGGCCGCCATTGCTGCCCTCTCGTCTCCCGCGAAGGTGGGCGGGGATGAGCGGGATGCTATTACGCGCGCGAAAGGGATTCTTGATCTGGTGGATGACTATCACGAGCGCCCGAGTCAAGCGACACGCACGAAGCTGCGCATTGAACTGACCGACGAATTCAGCGAACTGCTCGCATATGCCGCGCTGTCGGCGGATGGCAATGCCCAACCGGAACACACGGCAATCTACTTGTCGAAGCGCCTCGTAGGTCACGACGGCGAAGCATCGTTCATCCAAGCACACATCAATCAAGCCGTGAGCGAAGCCGTAGAAGCGCTGTCGGCGGATGGCGGCAACACCATTATGCAGAACAAAGTCGCATTCCTGAGACAGCATGGCGCAGTTGACGCTGGCACCATGCTTCGCGATGGGAACCTTATCACCCTCGTCACCAATCAGGGCCGTGTCGAACGGTTCGACGCAAATGAATTCGGCGGCATCCAGCTATTGGCGGATGGCGGGGAGGACAAGCGGGATGCGGTCGCGTATCTCGATCTAGGCGCCGGCGGCTACATGGACATTGGGACCGAACTGACGGACGAACAACTTGCCGCGCTGCCAAAAGGACGCCACATGCTTGGGATCATCGGCACTTATGGCGTGGACGGATACCACCGTGCCTCGCCGTCGATGTATGACGGGAAAGATGCTGAACGGCTCCAGTTCGCTATGCACAATTGGGGGCCGCGCGAGTTCGCTATGCATGTTCTGCGCCGTGGCGGAAACGGCGATTTGTCTGATTGCCGATCGTTTGTCGACGCCATTGCCGCCAAGGCGAAGGGGGATGCGTGATGCTCAACTGGCTCAAATGGGTATTCGCTCGACAGGAAATGGAAACGCTCGAACGCTACCGAGTAAACATCACGCATGCACAGCGATGGCTCGGCGAATTTCCTGACGCCTGCGATGCTCTCGACTATGTTCACGTCGAAAGCGAACAAACGTCGGCGATGAGCATTTCATTGCTTCGCGACAAGATGCGCAACCGGCGCGTCGCCACGCAGGCAGCGGAGGAGCGGAAATGAATAAGAAAGCTAGTGCGGTTCCACACGTTGTCGAAATCCCACTGCACGAATTGATTGACTCGCTTGTATGTCTCGGGTTCGACGAAGTAATTGAGTTCATCAAGAAACTGGACGAGGCGTGCCAGGATTGGGACGTTACTGAAACGCTTCACGACTATTTCGTTGAAGAAATGAAAAAGCTCCACGAAGACGAAGTTCGACTTGAGGAGTTGGAAGCGGAGGAGCGGAAATCGTGAACAAGCTTATCGACGCAACACAGACGCGCCAGACCGACAGACGCTATGCGATCTATCCAATGGTGACTCTGGAATCCGGGATGCGCGAGGTCGGCTCTCCCAGGCTCCCATTGGCGTATGAATACGCGACAAGTGCGACGTTATGCGCTACGTCCATCGGGGCGCCCGGAAGTTCTGAGCGGATGCACGTCCATGCATTGCGAGCAATTCTCAACATGGTCTATGGCGAAGCCGTCAGCCGCCTATACGAGATCCAGCGCGCGGCGGAGGCTGGTGATGTGGTGGAGGTCATCAATCTGTGCGAGTTGCTGCGAGAAGACATGCTCACGCCCACCGCAAAGGACCGCTCATGAGACAGAACGAGGAGGAATGATGATCTTCACAATCGGCCTAGTCGTGGCAATAGTCTTCTGGACTCTAGGGAAGGCGACAGCCCCGGTCCTTTTTGAGGAACCGCCCGAGATTCACTACATCTTCTCTCTGTTGTTTCTGGTTGGCATTCTTACGATGGTCATCTCACTTTGCATGCTGGCTTGGAGATATCTTCCATGAGACAGAACGAGATCATTCTGGGCGACTACGGCGATACGGTACACGTCGTCTCGATGTCCGGCGGCAAAGACAGCACCGCGACAGCGATCCTCGCTATCGAATTACACGGCCGCGAGAATTGCCGCTTCGTGTTCGCCGACACCGGGAATGAACACGAAGCCACCTACGAATACGCCCTTGGTTACTTGCCCGAGGCACTCGACATCGCCGTCGAAGTGGTAAGTGCGTCCTTCGCAGATGAGTTTGCGACGAAGCGCGCCAATTTGTCGCGAATTGCTTCGGGCGAGCCGGAAAGCGCCGTATATGGGAAGCGCGAGTTCAAATATCGTTGGACGCCGGAAGCGGCCGCACAGGCCCTCGAACTGCTGGTGCCCACCGGAAACCCTTTCCTCGATCTGTGCATGCTGAAAGGTGGATTTCCGTCGCGGCGCCGCCAGTTCTGCACCGAGCACTTGAAGCGCAACCCGTTGACCGAATTCCAGCTCGGGCTGATCGATGAAGGACGGCACGTCGAGTCGTGGCAGGGGGTCCGCGCCGACGAGTCAGAGGCTCGCCGCTGGCTTCCGTCGTACGAGTACCTCGGCGGAGGAATGGCGATCCATCGACCGATCCTACGATGGACCGTTGACGACGTTTTCGAGGCTCATCGCGCTTACGGCATCGTGCCCAACCCTCTCTACCGACAGGGCATGAGCCGCGTCGGGTGCATGCCCTGCATAAACTGCGGAAAAGCCGAACTGACCGAGATTGCTCGCCGCTTCCCTGAGCACATCGAGAGGATTGAATTATGGGAACGGCTGGTGCAAAGCGTCACCCGGCCTGATTCACCGGCAACGTTCTTTCATCACCAGAAGAATGGTGCCGCCGGTGTGAGGGCTGCCGTATCGTGGGCACGCACATCGCGTGGAGGACGACAATTCTCGCTACTGACCGATCTTGCGGAGCCGACGGCCTGTTCCTCGGCTTACGGGCTATGCGAATGACCACCCACCCGGCCACGGCCGAAGCACTGAACTGTCAGAGGTACATCATGCCGATCAAGCCAGAGAACAAGGCCCGCTATCCGGCCAACTGGAAGCAGATACGCGCGCAGGTGCTGGAGCGCGCGCAGCACAAGTGCGAGCAGTGCGGTGTTGCGAACCGGGCGCGCATTGTGCGCGGTACCGGCCCGGACGCCGACACGTACATGACCCACGATGCTGAAGTCTATGACGCAGACACCGGCGAATACCTCGGCCTGCGCCGCATGAGCGATTACCACTGCAACGGCAACGTAACCGACATCGTGCTCACGATTGCGCATCTCGACCACCAGCCCGAGAACTGTGTCCTCGAGAACCTGAGAGCGTGGTGCCAGCGATGTCACCTGCGGTATGACGCCCGGCACCACGCCGCGAACGCAGCAGCCACACGCCGAGCACGGAAGGCCATAGCAGAACTGTTTTGACGAATGACGAATAAACGAGCGGCCAGTCAGGCCGAAGCACTGAAAGAGATTCAGCGGGTTACCGCGAGAGATTGGGGAATATCATGGAATCGTTGACCCTTACCGAAAGTGAGATCGTCGAGGCGACCGGCTACAGGCAGCCCATCAAGCAACTCGCCGCCCTGCAACGAGCCGGAATTCCTGCCGACCGGCGCCCGGACGGAAGCGTCCGAGTGTGGCGCCACCACATCACCGGAGTTGGGGCTGCAAAGCAGTCTCCGCAGCGCCGTGAACCCAAACTCAAATCTGATCGCAAAGCGGCGTGAAAATGATCGGACGACGCAAAAATGCCTCTCCCCTCCCCGCTCGCGTGTACGAAAAGCATGGCTCATGGTGGTTCGTCGACGCGCGCAGGAAATGGCACAAGCTTTGCCGTGTTGCTGACGGGCTCACGACTCTGTACAGTGAACTGGCGAAGTTCACGCGCGACGCGGATGCCAAGCCGGTTGATACGATGCCGGCCCTAATCGATGATTGGCTCGTGAAGAAGCTCGGCAAATATGCCCAGTCGACGCGCCAAGACTACCGGCGCATGGCGACATTCATCCGCAGCGAGTTCGATAACGAATGGCTGGTGACAGACGTCAAACCGACTCACATCGCCCGATTCCTCGACAAGCACTTCGAGGGAAAGCCAAATACCAGCAATAAATATCGCGCGCTTTTCTCGCTCCTATTCTCGCATGCAGTTCGTAAGGGCCTGCGTGATAGCAATCCCGCCAGCGAGGTCGACGGTGCCGTAGAAAAGAGGCGAGATCGGTACATCACCGATGCCGAGTTGGATGCGATCAGACAAGCCGTGATAATGGGCCGCGACGGACGAGAGACAGACTCGGGGAAAACTATAGTGTGTCTGATCGACCTTGCCTACCAGACTGCACAGCGCATCAGCGATTTGCTGCTGCTCAACTGGCAGGATGTCAGCGACGAGGGTATTTACTTCAAGCCCGCCAAGACCGTGAACTCGAGTGGCGTTCGCATGCTGGTGGAAATGACCCCTGACCTACAGGCAACCATCGACAGTGCGAAGGGTGGGAAAGTGAAAGCGATAGGCCCAGTGATTTGCACCCAGACCGGCAACAGATTCACGTATAGCGGCGCGCAATCTGCTTGGAAACGCGCGTGCCAACGTGCTCGGGAAAGCTACGAGAAGATGTGCGTGGAGAAGGGCATCACGCCCGATGAGCGCTTCTTGAGAGATATGCATTTCCACGACTTAAGAGCCAAGGCGCTGACAGATATGAAGCGCCTTGAGGGTGCCACCGCAGCTCAGGCACTTGGCGGCCATACAACCGCCGAAATGACTGCCCATTACACCAAGTCGAGGCAGGTGGAACGGGTTTCCCCGGTGCCACTGAAGCGGGCCGGTTGAGGCATTTTGGGTGTCTAACTTGGCGTTTTGATGCAGCTCAAACCCGCATGAATCCGTGCTTAGAATTTAATCAGCAAGTTAGACAAAATCGTCTAAGCATATGATTTTGTTGGTTTGACTTACGACATGGGGTGCAGGTGGTCGGAGGTTCAAATCCTCTCGCCCCGACCAATAAATAGAAGGCCCGACGGGTTATGCTCGTCGGGCCTTTTGTCTAACTTGAGATGCATTGTCTAACTTGACGATCCAGCGATGCCCAGCAGCAGAGCGCCATTATGGCCGCCATCAACTGGAAAAAGCGCAGTATGCTAAATTTCGGCTTTCCAAAAGATCAGGCAAAAATGAAGCACATCAGAGGATTCGATGGATTGCGGGCATTCGCAGTTCTTGGCGTAATGTTCGTTCACCTAGGATGGAAGCCCTTTGAATATGGCTGGGTTGGCGTCCCCTTCTTCTTCGTGTTGTCCGGATTCCTGATCACCGAAATCTTGCTTGATAACAAAGAGTCCAACGCACGTACCTTCTTCTCAGTCTTTTATGTGCGTCGGGCGCTACGAATTTTCCCGCTGTACTTCTTGTATCTCGCTGTGATCGGGGCATGGTGCGCACTCCTGGGCGTCAAGACCGAAGGGTGGCCGTGGTTCTTCATTTATCTTCAAAACTACTATCTCGGCGCGCGTGACTTGCGTTTGACGCCAGGCATGGACCTTTCGCATACCTGGTCGTTGGCTGTCGAGGAACAGTTTTATATGCTCTGGCCGCTGGTCATATTCGCCACATCGCGGCAATTGCTAAAGGCTCTCTGCGTGCTGCTCATCGTGGGTGGGGTCGTCTCGCGTTACTGGATAGCCAACAACCTTCAATATGTGGCATTCGCGCCCCTCTCATCAAACTTAGACACGCTGTGCCTCGGCGCACTTCTTGCGATACTCGCGCGTGATAGTGATACCAAATTCGCCAACTTCTCTCGGGTAACCCTAGTTATAGGTATCGCGCTTTTGATAGCGATCAATGTCTGGCCACCTGGCACTCTGAATGCTTCGAATAGCATTTTCATGTTTGTTCTTGCTATCGTGTTCGCTGGCGTAGTAGGCACTGTCGCGTGCAGCACAAACGGCTTTGGTCTGGAATGGAAGCCGCTCGCCTATATCGGACGCATCAGCTACGGCTTGTACATTTGGCATGCCTTCGGTTATGGAATTGTCAGTGTCGCCGTATACCACAAATGGGTGCCGGATCTTGGGTGGATGGTCAATGACATTGCCCGCATCGCGATTACTTTCGGTATTGCGACGGTGTCGTTCCACTACTTCGAGCGGCCGATTCTGCGCTTGAAAGACCGGGTGTCCTATGGCGCAGCGCGGCCAGGGAGATCGCCCGGGAATGCGGCAACATCCTGATGCTACTGCCCCGCTTCTGCGGGGCTTTTTATTTGCGTCAACGCGTCGTAGCTGCGCTCGCAGGCGAGTCCCGCGATGTGGGCAGCGTCAGCGAATTCCGCAAGTCGTCCCGCAGCGTCGTCAATCCTGCCGAGCAACCCTGTGAGCAGATCGAGGGCGTCCGTTCCGCCGTAGGTTGGCGTGCTTCCGCTGGGAGCGGCGGAACTGCGTACGGAGGCGGTGAAGGCTGCGAATTGTTTGCGCAGGAGATCAGAAGCAGCATCAGAGGCACGAGCGGCAGCAACGGCAGTGTCAGCAGTTTTTTTCGCATCGATGGATATCCCGGTCAGCGTTGTGTTCGTCTGACGATAGAGGTTGTTCGCGTCGGTCAAGTCTTTGATTTGCTTCGCTTGACTGGCGACCGTGGCCGACTGGTCGGCGTCGTGATGCCCTTTCCAATAGCCGCCACCGGCCGCCAGCACCGCGGCGAGGAGGAAAGCGCCCCACAGGCGCGGGTCGATCCAACTCACATCGCACCTCCGGCCTTCACGTATTGCTGCAGCAGTGGCTCGAGCTGATGCTCGACCTGCCCATAGCCGGCGCCGGGCAGGCTCGCCCAGATGTTGCGGCACTTCGAGATCGCGACCTCGATGCGCCCCGCCTTGATGTCCGGCAGCGCGCCGCGCTCGCGGATCTGCTGGATCGCGATCTTGTCCTGGCTGACGGGCGAGAAGTCGGGGAGATCGAGCTGCTGCTTGTAGACGTCGAAGTAGCGCGACAGCAACTGGTAGCGTCCTGCGGCGGTCGACCACACGTTGAAGCGCTTGATCCACACCGACTTGCGCGGATGGTCGGCATAGTTCGCAAACAGGCCACCGCCCACGATGACGTTGTAGCCGTCGTCTGAGCCAGCAATCCGAGACGTGAATTCGGACCAGGCGAGCATGTCGAGGAAGGCGCAGACGTTTAGGCCACCGGCGGCCACCGGGTCAATGCGGGTCATGACCGAGTCTCCCGAAATGACGACGCTTGATCTGGATTTGCCAAAAGCCCCATGCGGCGGCAATCGCCACCGCGACATTCAGTGTCACTTCGGGTGCGCTATGGCACGCAACCGGTGAACCAATGTTGCCGATGGCAGCAAAATTCACCAGCGAGAGCACAAGAGCGCCGCCGCTGCGCGTCGGTACGCGATGGGTCAGGACTGCCCAAAGCGAGAGCGCGAAAATTACCGCGTTTGCCGAGAAATTGATGATGGCGAGCATGGCTTAGCTCCCGAGAATCTTCTGGCGAGCCGCATCCAGCCACTTTGGAATCTGCTGGATAAGGCTGCTCACGCCAGATAGGCCGAAGACTGACGCCGCCGCGATCGCCGCCATGTGCGTGACGCTGCCTGGCGTGATTGCGTAGTACTCGGCCGCCGCTCCCCCTGCCAGGCAGCCGATACCCACGCTCGCCCCGAACGAGAGCCCGCGCTGCCACCAATTCCCCGGAATGAACTTGAGTGAGACGGCAGCCCCGAACGCTGCGGAGCCGCCGATTTTCACAAGTAACGTCGTTTGGTCATCCATGATTCCCCCATCATCCACCCACGCGCGTTGCCTTCGCCACCAAACTATTCCGAATTAAGGAGCCATTGCAGCTTGCACTCCCGGATGCCTCAATAAGCCAGATACCAGTTGCAGGAATAGTCAACGTCGTGTTTGCCAAGCCAGTCGTTCCATTCACCCGCAACGCAATATTAATAATTTGCCCCGAAGTAGAATTAATAGAAATAGTATTGAAAGCAGTTCCGGTATATAGCGCTGAACTTCCACTACCACTGCCTGCTGCATAGCAAGCGCCCCCGGGAGTTCCATTAATAACAGCCTCGACAAAATCACCAGATACAGCCGCAATTGATGTGCCAACATTTGATGAAAACACTACCGGATTCAACCAACGCGATATCTCACGTTGAATCGCTTGGATCAGTGGGCGAATTGCTCCGAAATAAATGGTGTAATGCCCAATAATGCTAGGATGATTGCCGGAACCCCCTAGTGAGTTAGGGTTAGTCAACTCATCACCGATGCCGCACATCACTTCGTCTGGAATCTCATTGAATCCAATGCAGCGAGCATATCCGGCTTGCGACCGGAACCTAACCGCAGTCCCAGGGCCAGACATTAAAAGACCATAATATCCATACACGATGCCCTGATAATCAAATACATCCATAACTTTTTTAGAGTTTATGAATACTTTATGATGAGCACCAATAGATTCTATTTTTACAACTACTTGCGAACCAACAGAAATTGGATCAATAGGAGTAGACGCAATTGGAACACTGTTCCAATAGAATACAGCTTGAGGTACGCTTGGCTGGATATGCAAATGATATGACTGATCCAAATTGTTTGGATTGGCTCGCCAGATCATACCGAATACCGTCGACACATCATTAAATACAAAGGCCGCAGAACCGATGAAATTCATATTTAGTGCTGGCCTAACAGCACTACCATTAGCAGCCCATGTAAAAGTATCATTGCTATAGGATGGTTTAACCCCAGAAGCTACAACCCATGAAGAAAAATCCGGAGCACCGATAGTAAATCGAGTACGGGTAGATGCAATATCATACCCTTCGCGATAAGCTCGACATAGACGGTTTGCATCAAGCAAGCTTGTATTCAATTCAAGAGCCACTCCTCGTGCAGCATCTGCGACAGCTTGCAAAATTGGATTCAATGACTTAAAAGGCTCAGTTTTTCTAGTGGGCAACATATCATTCATGATTGCCACACTTGGAACTTTTGTCCACGTACGAATGCGATTGATGATGAGATTTTTCATCGTCGCCGCCCACGCATTTGTATCGCCTTGTGTCGCATTCATACCAAAATTTAGAATCACCAGATCTGGTGATTCATCACGGATATGGTTATACCAAGTCTTCCCTACAACCGAACCAGTAGGCCACAATGTATAATTTGGTACGTCTCTTTGCCAACCGGGGGTTCGATAAAAATTGATAGCCGGATTCTCTGGGGGATTAGCTCCGACAAAAGTGTCGCTATTAGCCTCTCCAACATCTTTTCCAGAGATAGAATAATTAACAAAATTCCAAGTAACTCCAGGAAAAGAATCTCGGCAATATTGCTCGAAGAGACCTGCCCAAGAATCTCCATAGGCAATGTCATTCGTTCCCTCAGCAATTGAATGTCCCCAGATAGCAACCTTTACGGTACCTCCAGAGATTGCGGCTTGAAGTTGTCTAATATCTCCAACGCGCCCTTCAATATCATGCGTGACAATCTTGCTTGAACGCCAAGCCTGCATATTGAATACACCACCAGCAGAATCAACAATACTGCCAGGTCCAATTAGTGTCTTCGTTGATGCAATACTTGTCGTAAAACTGCCGGGCGGAAGAAAAATTGCAGTATCCTCAGGAGGAAGCGCCTCTACGGCAGAAAAAGCCGTATCTCCAGACCCAAAATCCGATACCCTTATATCTTCTTGGTTTCGATCATGTTGGGTTCTTGGGACACCTCCTGTCGCTGTCTGTTTGACCCCAACTAAAGCGTCCCCCTTGGATGCATCGGAGGTATCGGCAAGATCAGAAATGAATCCATTCAGTTGCTGTTGAATTGAATCAACTGATTGATTTGCATAATAGGCCGGATCCGTTGTGATCACGTCATAAATCAAATTCCCGCTAGAATCCTTCAAAACTTGACGATAAACTCCATTCCCCCAAATTTTTGCCTCTCCTCGGGCATCCAATATAACCGGATTGGTATTCAGCACTGTCATTTCCGGATCTTGCCAAGTATTCTTGAGGGTACTGGTATTGGGAATGTAAAATGTGACAGACCCACCCACCAATGGGTTACCATTGTTATCGAAAAATTGGGTACATCCAGCAGGAAGGATATTTGCCGTCATTTGAGATTCCCGAGTAGAAATTTATCTTATGTCTCTGCCCTCGGGAGACTACTTAACGGGCGACTACCGCCAATTTTGAGGTTTGGCTAAACCATGCAAGATCCGTACTTACTGAAGGCCGTCGGAACGTCTCTCGGCCTTGGAATTGCCACCGCGCTACACGCGTTATCTGTTGCCAGAAAGGAGCGCCGCAGTGCTCCCGGGTACGATCATCGAACCGAACTTCTGTACCGCATTGCCCATCGGCTGGGCAAATTGTGGGCGCGCCGTAAGTAGCGCTGCGGCCAAGCGTTGACCAGTTTGGGTATATGGGATCGCCCCAAGGCCGATGCCCCCCAGCGTCGCCAACGTTGACCCCGGCGCCGTCGCTAGACCGGCGGCTACAGAGCCGGGTGCGAGCAACGATAACAAGCCACGCCCAACTGTCCCGGAATCAGGGTACTTTGAGCCTAATACTCGTTGACCGGCCCCCGACAGATCTTGCATCAATGCACTGCCGGTAGCAGATGCCCCCTTACCTGCCGATTTGTCGGCCGCCCGCACAGCATTTTGTAGCTGCGCTGCCGTAAAGACTCCCTCATTGTTCATGGCTCCCTGAGAAGCCCCTGCTGCGCGAATGCGAACGAAATTGGCCCACGCTTGGTTAGCCTTCGCCAATTGGTCACTAAGCTCCGGAGGGTTTACGCGAGCCAGATTGCTATCTACAGCATCACGCAGCGCATTAACTGCCGAACCTAGCTGCCGGTTATCGAAAGATGGATCTCCAAGATACCCCTTAGCGGTACGTGCAAGTTCACTCTGAACGCCCTTGAGCGTCTGTCCATCCATATTGGCTTGAGGACCGAGCTTGTCGAAGATTTGCGTTTTCAGGACGCGCATGAACGTCTTCTGCTGAGCATCCGGCAGCGACTGCGCCATCTGCCCCAAGTTCACCACATCAGATTGGAACTGAGGATCGACACGCATCTGCATTTTCGGCAGAATATCGTCATATACGGCCCCAATCTGCTTGCCAACCTGCTCGATACCCTCTTGGCCTACTTTGCCGCTGAATTTCTGCCCGATCGGCGCAAGCGCCTGGTTATAAGCGGCCTCATTGAACTGCCCCACCGAACGCTGCTGAGCGTTCTTGATCATGTCGCCAAGAACCGGAAGGCTCGTCAACTTGTCCTCGGTGCGTGCAAACCCACCGCCAAGAATCTGTCCCGGCGTAGGTTGGACGCCTTTGTCCATAAGGGTGCGCACATCACTGGAAACGTTTGGCGAGATAGCACGGCCAAGGCCGTACACCAGGGGTGACATGACGCCTCCTGCGGCAGCCCCTAACGCTCCCTGTTGCAATTTATCTGACCAAAACGATTGACTATCGGGGTCGGTAGGAGATACGAGAGACCCAAGCCCTCCGACCAACGCTCCCTGACGCGCCGCTCCCCATAAAGTCGAAGCAGCCTTACCCAGACGGGCGATGGGAAGTGTGGCCGCGACCGAACCACCTAGTTCGCCCCCGAACGTCGCCTTCGGATTGGCTTCTGCATACGGAGCAACTTGAGCGAAGAGGTTTCGAAGACCCTCATTCGCGTCATTCGTAAGCCATGGCCCGACTCGATCCGAACCTAAGGCTTCCAAGCCTTTCCCGATCAACTGCTGCGCGCCAAGCACGGTTGAGCCAAATCCTTTCCCAAGACCAGCTCCGATGGATTCCATAATGCCTGGGGATTCTTTGGATGCGACCGACGGCGTAGTAGATACTTTTTGCGGTGATGCAGCATCCTTCGGCGCAAAAGCCGAGAAAATCTCATCGTCAGTTGGTCCGGACGCAGGACTAGACGAAGGCGCGCTCCCCTTCGAGAAGGCGGCGAAAACGGCGTCATCGCTAATGCCTACAGGAGACTGCGAAGTGGGGATGCCCGGCAGTGTTTGAGATTTCTGTGGCATTTTCATGCGTCCAAAGACGTCTTGCGAATATGCGGTGGCACCTTTTGGGACATTCGGAGATCCTGCTCCTTCGTTATAGGCCACAAGAGCTTTCACCGGGTCATTGAACTTGTTCAATTGTTGCCCTAGATACCAAGATCCAACTTCCGTACCGACTTCCGGCTTTAACAGATCCTCCATCTTGTATCGCGTCCCGTTCGCGGCGTTGTAATCGGCCAAAGCAGGCGCACGGACCTGCATTAGACCCGCAGCGCCTTGACCACCGCCTTTTCGATTCCACGCTGTCGGAACGCCGCTCGACTCCTTCTGGATCACGGCATTGAGCAGCGACGGATCTATGTCGTGCTTTTTGGCCGATGCAAGTACGAGCGACGACAAGTCCATTACTGGCCTCCGGGCATCTGAATGACACCGGCGCGCACCAAGTTACCCAAGTCTGCCTTGAACTTGGACAACTGCTGAGGCGACTGGCGCTTGATGAATTCCTGTTGTTGCTTCGGATTCATCGACGTGAATACGAAAGCATCCGGGTTCACAGTCTTGTTCCACTGCGACTGCCATTTATTGAACTGGTCAGTCGTCAAGCCAGAATTCTGGAAAGCATAATCTTGTGCCACTCGCATCTTTTCGGCAGCAAGAGTCTTGGTCAGGATGTCCTCGTTTGCGAGCTTGGAAATTCCCGGGTTCGCATTCCCCGTCACAGCGGCATTCAGACGCGCATCAGTACCAGTGCCCAGAGATCCAGAAATGGACGAAGCATAGTTCGTCAGGATTTTCTTGAACTCGTCGTAATCCTTCACGTCGCCAGTCCAGCCGATCGCCTTAGCGGTGTCTGGCGCCAATGCATTGAAGAACGACTTAGCTTGGTTACGCCAATCGGTACCCGGACCAGTCTGGATACCGCTCAAAGCTTCACGGGCGTTCTCAAGCAGATTGATGCGCATCGGAGCGTCAGACGCCGCGTCGTGAAGTGTCTGCGCAGCCGTGTTCGAGGTTCCAGCTTGTGCTTGGAGAGCCGTTTGCTGCCCAGGCGAAAGTCCCTTTTGGATCGCTCCCGGCGGCAACTCGCTTTGCATGGTGCCCTGATCGTATCGACCGGTATAGCCTCCAGGGCGTTGCTGCGCTCCTTGACCGGCAAGCCACTGACCTTTCGTGATCGAATACGGAGTGCCCTGAGGCGTGACACCTTGAACCTCTTGGGTCTGTTCACCAGGAGTAAGAGTGTTCTGAAGCGTTCCTGTAACTCGGGGCTGTCCGGTGAGAGGATCGATTGCAAGAATGTTGGTCGCGCCGCCCGTATTAACGACTTGGGTCTGCGGAACGAGCAAAGCCGCTTGCGATTTGGCGTCCTGCAAGCTGATCCAGTGATTCTTTGCCCAATCCTTCAACTCCGCGGGATCGTCTGGAACCTGCGATGCATACAATTGCGCTTGCTGCGGGGAAATCATCCCTGTCGAAATGCCAGATGCGAGCGACTTCAACACGTCCTGAGGCGTGAGCTTATCGCCCTTAGCCACCATCCCGCCAAGTTGGCTGTCCCAAAACCCGATTTGCTTTTGGATGCCTTCCAGTTTCGAGTTCTGAGCGCTGTATTGCGCCCCCTGCATCTGATGCAGCCGTGTGGCGATCTCCGGCAAGTTGTATGCCGAATTCGGGTCTTTTGCGAGGGCAGCAAGAACGCTTGGAACATTGACCTCACCTTGGTCGTTAGTGTTCCCCTGAATAGCCGCCGATGCCGCCTGATTCGCGGCCATTTGCTGCTTGATTTGCTGTTGCTGCAACAACTTCCCTTGAAGACCGAGCAAATTCAATACCGATCCACCGACGTCGGGAATTTTTTGCTGGGTAGGAATGATCGAGGCGTCAATAGGCATATCAATGCACCTTCGAGTAGTCCACGTACTTCGTGTCACCAAAGTTAATCACAGCATCCGGGTCAATCTTCTCGACCTCCTGAGCCATGACTCCAACGTGCCATTCCGGCTTGCCCTTGTACCGATATCGGTAAATTTTGTTGCCGCCTTCCGTGCAGCCAATGAGGCGGATATCGCGCTTCGCACGCGCATCAGATAGCAGCGCGTAGATACCAGCGCCTCCAAGTCCGAGATTCAATGCACCGCTTAGAGCATTGGACTGGGCATTCCCGGCTGCGATCTGTCCGGCTGCGGTCGCATTCGCGCCACTCATTAATGTATTGCCGATTCCTTGTGCTGACTGCATCCCGGCATTTCCGACACCAGCAGCAGCATTTTGTCCGATGCCAAGCAGATTGAGGAGATTGCCTACCTGTTGTTGTTGAGCGTTGTAGTTCGTCTGGTAGTTCTGGAGAGCATTTTGGTACTGCTGTTGGAAGGTATTGCTTGCCAACCCAGTCGTGTAATCAGCCAACCCCTTGGCTTGTGCGCCAGACAACCCAAGTCCCTTTGCAGACATGGCGTTATCAACGCCTTTCATGCCTTGTTGCAACGTGAACTGATAACCAGGCGTCTGTTCAAGTTGCTGCTGCGTTGGGTTGAAGTTGAACTTCCCAAGAGCGCCGAGTCCAGTGGCTGACGGCGAAACGCCAGTCAGATTTCCGCTGCCATCAAACGCCCCGGAATATCCAAGTTGCGTCAAAAGCGCTGGCAGAATGCCCGTACCGATGGACGTATAAGGACTTAGCGCCTGTTGGAGCTTGTCGAACGCCTGCTTCTGAAGGTCGGCAGCGTAATTTGCGCTCTGGGCCTGAGTATTCGCGGCGTTCTGGGCAGCGTCGGCCTGTTTGTCAGTGCCTAAGATGCCGCCAATCGCATCCCCAATGAAACTCATCACTCACTCCCCATTAAGACCATCGCGTGCGGAACACCGTTGCGCGTCCATGCACCAGAAACTCGACCTTCTTCCACAAATCCGCATTGCCTTGCGAGACGAAGTGCCGCCTTGTTCCAGTCGCCTATTGGCGCAAGAAACTTGCGTGCACCTCGCCTGCGCATCTCATCTAATGCACGCTCAGTAAAAACATGTACGCCAGTTGCACCTTTTTTCATGGCGATATGCACTTCCTGCATATTCATCGTCGTCCTTCGAAATGTGATGAACCCGAAGTCCGCATGCCTGAAATACACGTCACCATGCCGATAATCGAATTGCTCAGGCCGAACGCCGTCCTCGCATACCCATTCCCATACACGTGGATCGCGCATGACCGAGACGACGAAATCTGGCTGAGCATTGATCATCGAACTTATCCCAAGAATTCCAATTTGAGATGGACAGCGTATTTCATCGAACCTGCTGTACCTGAAGCGTAACTAGACGTTTGGTAGGTGATATTCGTACCAGCCTTCACATACATGACCTGAGATCCAGACGAAAACGCACCGATTGCATTCGCTGGATTAGTTGCCGTCACGGCATTCGCCAGAAGAGGAGTACTTGTATTCTGGTCGGTCCAACCAACTCCCACACTGGGCAATGTGGACGATGCCGCATCTGCGGTAGTCTCTACCGCATATGCCGACAAGCGATACATCCCACCTTTGGTCGCCGCAAACAACGTTATGCTACCGATGTTCGCGCTTTGATTCGCAACGTTTTGCGTGGCGACTGTCACCGGCACCCCGTTATCTACCAGAGGCGTTCCGCCATATGAAGACAAGGGATTGGTGATCTTGGAAATAGTAGGTGCCGGATAAGATCCACTCAGATCGCCATTTGCGGGGCCGCTAGGCGGCAGCGAACTGGGTAGATTGCCATCGGATAGTGCAACGATCTCATCTACCGAGATAGTAGTCCCATTGCCGCCACTCGATACATACAACTGCTCTTTGCCAGTAGCCATTATTAGCTCCCAGAAGTTTCATAGACACCACCCGCTAAAGTGACAGCGGCTGCTGTTCCCGCGAGTGCTTGTAAAGTCATGCCACTATCTAATTGAAGCCCAATTGCTTGAGGAGGAACATACGTTTGTCCAGGGGAAAGTACAAAGGCTGACATAATCGTATTGTTAACAGCAGCTGCCCCATTAGATGGAACGCGATATAGCGTCACAGCCACAGGATTATTTGTCGTGTTAGTCAGCGACAGATTATTGATGGTCGCAGTAGTACTGCTAGGAGCCGTGTAATATGGAACAGCCGATAAAGTCAGCTGCGCTGCGGCAATTGCTTTTGGAATTCTCTGCATCATTTACCTCGGAATAATGTACACACTTGTGGGGGCAGTTGTATAGGTAATAGTCAACGTATCGTTTTGACTGAGTTCAACTAAATTAGGAGGAGATTGAATCCCAATCGAAAAGTTTGACGTACCTCTTCCATAAACCAACGAGGAAACAGTACCACCAAAAATATGAACAGCCTGCCTATAGCTTGCTTTTATCGTGAATGGGGATGGCCCCACAGCGACTGCGGCCGGAGCACGTGTGAAGTCCGTCCCCGTTTGTGGCGAGAAAAGCATTTCGCTCAATACATCCGGCGTAGACGAAATTCCCGTCAGAAATTCACTAGCACTGTCTAGCGAGGAACCCACTACAGGAATCGAAATGTCCGACATCCCGGGGAAAGACGATGCATCTCCAGAGCCTCCTAGTGATGCCAAAATGTCTGCCAGCGTCGTATCGACATTTGGGGGCGTCGTTCCTCTCTCACTTCCGGTGCGTCGCCATAGCTGAATCAGTAGCATTAGCCATGGCTTACTCACACATCCATCGATGCCGACGAAGGGCACGTCAATCATCGGAATATCTGATGAATAGTCGCTCATTGGTTAGCCGCCTTCGCTTGAACCCACGCGCCAGCCAACGCCGTTTTTACAGGCGCCGACCAGCCGAGTTCAAAGACACGATCACGCGCCATCCCAAGACGCTGAAACTGAATCGACGTGAGATATTCACCCTCGAGGCCCAAACTAGCCTCAATTCGATTGCCCCAAGACTTTCCTCGAGTATCGCTCCAACGAAGGTAGACTGGAACCGATGACTGACCACTTCCGTTGCCGACTTCCATATCCGCGATAAACTCTCGGTACATGATTCGACTTGAGTCGTCATCCACGCTGTGACAGAACCCACGAATGTAAGCAATTGGATCGCCATTATTCGTATAGTTATCAGGATCTAATATATAAAGTTGGCCCGTTTGGTAATCACCAACTACGTTTTTCTCATACCCAATTGCATAACAATTGGAACGATGACGATGAAAAACCCCATTGCTATCGATTGATAGCCATTCCATCCATTCTCCAGATGCGGTATCGAACGCCCATGTCTTATCCGCAGATGGGAATGTGATTACATAAAAAAAATGTCCTTGCAAAAGACACGTATAGGCGAAAGCATCGTCCACGCGTGGGTATTCACTTATTTCCGCATCAATGGCGAAAGTGGAAATCTTTTGTGCTTGGAACTGCGAAGTACGGCAGATAATGCGTTCGCCCTGTTCAGATCGTGCCAACCAATAGAACTCACCGTCCATTTGGGCGATGGTATTAGGCGTCATGCATCCATATTGCATAAAGACGCCAGGTAGGCGCGAGAAGGCGAATGCCGTCTCCCCGGCGTTAAACCATACTTCTGTCGTCAACTCCCCAAACAAATACAAATAACGTTTCGAAATTCCAATGCCCGAGATCTTATCCGGGAATCCGTTCTTGGTAGCGAAATCTGTCGCGTCGAACGTAGTTTGATTCGCTAGCGAGACGTACCATTGGTTCGTTCCTGGACGATTCAACACGAAAAAGCCATCGACGTAATCAATGTAATTCCCTCCATAAAACGCACCCCCATTGATAATAGTGAATGCGTCAGTCGCCAAATCAACTTGATAACCTGTACTGGTTCCATCCACGGCAATAATGTTATTGCCGTTATCGACCATGCGAACAACCCCGACATTTGATCCTAGCGTCCCGAGCACTTTGACAGACCAATCGGAATTGATCTTGTAAAATGTGTTCCCGCAGATCCCATAAAGCTGCCAGTTCGTGGCCCAATATAGACAACGCCAGCCCGTACCATCCGCCGGCGTCAGATTGGCGACTTGGGTCAGCCCCGGCATCGGATACAGCATGAACGGATAGGCCGAATCCTTCGGGTTTTGCTCCATGTAGAGATTCACGGAACGTTGAGCGCTCGCAAGCACGCTCTTGGCTTTATAGGCGCCGGTAACCAACGGAAGCTTAGCCATTGCCGCCGCTCCCTATGAAGAAGTCCCCATAGACGTTGTAAGCGCCACTTCGGCCACGCAATGCCGTCGGCATCTGAAGTAACGGGATTTGCGCATTCGCTTCCTCGATGATTCGCATCGAGGCTTCCGCTTTGGCTTTCACTACATCATTGACTGGCAGCCCGAAGAACGGATAAAGCTCCAGTGTCAGGTTCCACATCAACGCGGCCTTGTATTCAGGCGGTAGCGTGATTTGGTCACTCAGATTAGCGAACTGCTGCAATTGCAGCATGACCGTGATATGGACCTCGTACTGATTATTCGGCACGGGCCATACGAACAGATTTGCCAGCGGATTGCCAGCGTCGTAGAACGCGTATTGTGGGAAGGCGTTCAGATTCTTGATCGAGATCCGGTCGTAATCCTCACGTGCTCGCAAGATCGTCAACGGGTAATCGACAGGAAGCAGTGTATTGACCGTCTGTCGGAAATAAGCGAACTCCAACTTCGAAGGCCTCGGCATATCGAAATCGCCGCCAGGGCCGACCGTATAGCTGACTTGGCCTGTTGCCTGAAGTGCTTTCTCAACCAACTGATAAACCATGTAACGACGTCGTTGCCACTGCGCCATCATCATGTTCATCAGATTAAATGCATCATTGATGTCCTCAGCAGACGCAGTTTGCCCGACCCCCAAAACGTTGGCGGTTTTTAGCGCGAGTTCGATGATGTCGCGCGGAGTGGTCGGGACCGGGCTCGTCATGATCAACCCTTGGCCGAGGCGATCATCTCGCGCAGCTTGTCTGCGCCAGTTCGATGGTGCGGTGTCAACCCGAGTGCCTTGGCTTCTGCCATAAGGCTTTCACGCTCGTCCGCCGGCACATCGGTCAACTCGCCAAGTGCAACATCTTCCTCGGCAGCGTTGTTGACGACAATTTGCGAACCGTCGGCAAGCGTCACCCATTTCGGGTATTCCTGATACTCGTATGCCGCCGTGAAATCGCGCATGTTGTTGTTCATGCGTATCTCCAAAAAAGGCGGGAGAGATCATCCCCCGCCAAACCCAACCACAGAGGAGACCGTTACAGCGTGTCGGCAACGATGGTCGACCACTCCGGACGAATAGCCGCGAAGCCATACAGAATGTCCAGACGGGTGATCAGGTTGTCGCTCATCACGTCATACGCCTGGATCATGCGCATCGAAACGCCATCGAATTCGGCGCGGGCCGCATCGACAACGCCCTTTGTCGGCATCTCCAGATCCGCAGTCGCCAGCGTGAATGCTTCCGGGTAGAACGCGAGGTTTTGGCGATACTTCGAGCCAGCTGGAGCCACCAAACTGATCGCAGCGCTGTTTGCCGGAGAGGCCGTGACGGTATTAAACGCCGCGGGCGCCGGAACAATCGACGGATAGATCGGGATCGAGGTTGCTCCGTTAGCCACGTTGGCCGTAACGACGAACTGGCGCAGAGTGCCTTGATCTTGACCAGTCAGACGGTTGATAGCGTTCACACCTGCGATAGTGATCACATCGCCCTTGTTCAACGTACCCGTAATGGCATTGACGACGAGCGTGTTGCCCGTTTGGCCTGCGCCATTGACAGTACCCGCCGTGAACGAGCCGGTCGTGTGAACCTGCGTCGTCTGGTCATACATCCAATCGAAGCCCAACGTATCGCGCGTGATCAGCCCCGTCTCGTATTGATCCGAGATCTTCACTTGTGGGTTGAACAACCCAGCGAGCGACGCAACCGTGTTGGCTTGCGTGATCGGATCGAGAATGATCTTGCGATCCATGCGCGGCGCCAGATTCAGATCGATTGCTGCACCGGCTTGCAGCCACGATTTAGCGTCAGGGCTAAGGATGTTACCGCTACCGTCCGTCTTGACGATAAGGTTCGCCGACGAATTCGCCAGCGTCATCAGATCCGAAGCCACAGCAGCAGCAAGACGATTTACAGCAGGGGCAAGAATGCGCTCGCTGAAGTCGTCCAACGACATGGTTTGCTCAGCGGTGCCGAACGAAACCGGGACGTTTTTCTGATTGGCGACAGTGAGCGTGGTGTTCTGTTCGTTCGTGCCCTGCGGCGTAATCGCCGGGCCAGAATTCACCACATAGTCGTTCGGCAAGCGGACGCGGAGCGTGCTGCCGATCTTGGCGCCCGTACGGGCAAACTGGTCATCGTACTGACGATTGACCGTGCGAAGGAAAGCATTCGACTGACTCCAGAGGCGGACAGCCTCATTGGTAATCATGTCGATTGTCAGCAGGCTATTGGCCACGTTAAGTGCTCCTCGAAGGGGAAACAATTGCGGCGCAGTGAATGCGCCCCGCTCGTCTCTGCCCTTCCGAGACCGTCTTAACGGGCCAATCCAGCGATTACGGCTCGCTTTAGCCTAAATTCGCAGAATCTTGCAAATTACAACAAAAATACCGCATGAAATTCTGCTAATTGCAAATTAGCACAACTTTCTGCAACTTTCAACGCCTGCGCGCGTTCTTGTTGCGCCACTCGATCCACTCTTTTCGGTTCTTCGGATCAGGTTCTGCACCATCCCCGCCAGATCCTCCACCATCGACCGTTGTGACAGGAGGAGGCGCTTTGGAAATTTGCTTGGAGAGTTCCTTTGCAGCCTTTGTCGATAGTTGCGCCATTTCGATAGCCATCTGAACCGGCGGCAAACTCGCCAAGCGGATAGCTTCGCCAACGTTATCGGCTTGCCCGAGCCAAGTAATGACCTTCTCGGCATTCGGGACGTTAGCAACAACGTTCAGAAACTCGGGGCCACCGATACCAGCCATCGCAAGTTGGTTCACAGCACTATCATATTTCTCTCCGAATTCCTTCTTGCCGGCCGCCTCGATGCCAGCCAGTTTGTCGACAAGTTGCTGCTGTCCAGTGCGCTCTTGGACGATCTGCTCAGCCATGATTCGCGCCATCTCTTGCACGTTATGGTGAGGCTGCTGCGTCTGCTCACTGCCGTTTTGGAACTGAGCAAGTTGGGCTTCTAAGGCTTCCCGACGCTGGCGTTCTTCTTCGGCTCGCTGCTCAGCGGCACGGCGCTGAGCCGTGATTTCGGCCATGCGTTTTGGCACCCAATCAGGCGTCGTATTCGGCTTCTGCTGCTCAGTTTCTGCCACCTGTTCGGCAGCTTGTTGCTGCGTCTCAGTCTGCTGCTCGAGTTCGGTCTGTTCCATGGCTATCCTCTGTGGTGGTTACTGTTGTGGAATGGCTTCTTGCGGCTGCGGCACAGCCATCTGCTCGGGAGGAGTTACGACGACGGCTGTCGGCTCACCAAGCACCGATGCCATACCTTCGGCATAGGTATTTGCGGGATCGGCAGGATCCGCTTTTACATTGGCGTCAGGGTTTTGGGCCGTCAGGATCTCTGCGAGAGCCTTTCGCACTACCATGTCGAGCGCATCGGGCGCCATGATAGGCAACAGCTTTTCAAGGCGCGCTGTCTCGGCCTTGAACGCTTCGAGGATCGTCTTGTTGTCGTTCTCCATGCGCAGCGCAAGATGATTCAGCGCATCCATGTCGTTACGCTGTTTCTGGAGAGCATGCTGCGTGTCGCGGTTCTGGAGTTCGGTTTGCAGTACCTGAACCACCTGCGTAAGCTGCTGGACCTGCTGCGTAAGTTGCTGTTCCTCCTGGCTAGGCCCTTCTCCTAAGACATTCTTCGGAATCCAATTTCGGAACCGCGCTTGCAGTTTGTCGGAATCCGGGAAGTCGGCATTTGCCATGTAAATGTCGCCAAACACCTGTGCGAGTGATCGATCACCGATTAAGAGTTGGGTCATCGCATTGAATGCCTCTTGGCGCCGACTTTCATAGCTAGGCCCACTACCAGCTACAACTGAGTACTTCCCAACAGTCGGATTGAAGATTGAGGCAATTGCGTTCTCGCTCTCATCAATCTCTTGCTGGACAGCCTGTTTCGCTTCAGGATCAATCGTGATTGTGTGCTGCGTTCCGCCTTCAGCCTCGATCAAGATCACCCGCTTGGTGTCGTAAATCTTAGGGATTAAGTCGATCAGTTGAACGCCAAGGAATCGCACGGCCGCGTCCAAGTGGTCCCGGAAGTGAAGCGTGGCTCGTTCACCCTGCTTCTTCCGACCATCCAGAGCCACACCGCTGATTTCATTGCCCTGCTCACTGAAGGTGGCCTCATACTGGCCACTAGACATCATCATTTCCTGAGCGGCTGCTTGCATACCGGCCAAATAGGCAGGCGCAGCATTAGGCGGGTCTTGACGCGTCGGCTCCGGGATCGTATTGCCGTTTTCATCAGCGTGGTTGTAGGGCAGATAGGCATGATTAGCCGTATTGGCTGTCGCCCAATAGTTTTCCAATCCTTCAATAGCTTCTACTGCAGCCTTCCAAGGGATCTTTCCTTGCAGCGCACCGAACTCAAGCTGAGCGGATGTGTTGTAGTTGTATGTCCGTTGGGCATCCTTCATGTACCGTGTCAGCCCCTTGCGGTCGAGCTTGCCATCAATGACAACTTCCTCGCCAACCACACGAATGATAGGGATGTAGCTACCAGCCCATGTGCCTTTCTCTGCAATCTCATTGCCAGCGATCACATACGAGCGCACAACTTTCTTGTCCACCCGTCGACGCTGGATGTTCGGCGCGCCCATTTTGAAGGCATCCGCCCACATCTTGCGCACTCCGGGCTCTACGTCGGATTCACGGATGAACTGCGTCTCGCCGTTGTCGTCCTCGATGGCATAAAGCCACTCTCGGCGCTCTTCGACCTCGTAATACTGAGCGATACGCACGGAATCACGCGTCACCCATCCTTTAGAGGTCATGTCTCGGGCGACTATCGGGATGTTCGGATATTTCTTCTCGAACTTCTCAGTAGGCATGTCTTCATAGACGAACCCAAACCGCGCATCACTTCCGTCGAACTGCTTGATGAATGGGTCAAGGTAGACCGAATTCGAGTCCTGCACCTGCCGGATGAAAATCTCCTGGTCGAAGCTCGAATCGTCGGCGTATTCCGTCGTCAGGCGCATATACCCGATACCGCCGCCCACCTGCATAGACGCAGCGTGCTTGTACACTTCTGAGGCGCGCGAAATGTTCTCGATATGTTTGATGACAGCGCCATACACTTGAGCGGACTGATAGCTCGCTCCACCACCGGTGGCTTGCACCTTGATCTGCGGTGGATTCTCCTTGATGTCATTGACGACGTGGAGATAGTGCGTGTGCGTCTTGTTGATCGTCACCATGGGCTTACCGTCGATCTGACGGCGAGCCTTCACGTTGGCGTCCCACTGATCCTGGTTATCTGAATCAGCGAACAAGAAGCGGATATCGTCCTTGAATCGTTGGCGCACGGTCCCTTCCCAACTCTCGCATTCGTTGAATCTGCGCTGGGCGCGGGCTACGATGTCTTTGTCTTTTTCTGCCATGGCGTCACATCCAATAGCCGGGGGTCATGTTTCCAACGGCAACACGCGGGGCCTTCGGCTGCGCGTCATCTCGTTTCTTTTTAGCGCGTACCAAACCGGGGAATAGCTCAGTCAAAACCCAAATCCATGCATCTGCGCGGTTAGGTGACTTCTCCCCGAGGTAGCCCACCGTTGAGAAAGCAGTAAGCTCGTCCTCAAGCAGCCGATACTCGCCAACGTGGCGAACCTTCCCCTGCTCGTAAAGGGCTGAAAATGGCTCAGCACGTACGGCCTTCCCGCGTGACGCAGTTACCATCTTGAAAGGAGTGCGAGGCCGCGCAGTCTGGATGACGTGTTTGACCATTGCGCCGCCATAGTTCGTTTCTCCCACAACCAAGTCGCCTGCGTGACGGTCATATGCCGATCCAGCGACGGCACCCCACGTTGCCGGCCCCGCCTTCACCGTGCAGTCTTCCAGGAGATATGCATTTCCATCCGTCCCGAGGGCGCCCACAAGAATCCCGATCTCGTCGTTATCAGCGTTGTCAATATCGCCCGAGCCAGATGGGTCCACCCCGACCACTACGCGCACGAAGTCGGGCAAGTTGCTCCCTTCTGCTTGACGCCACTTATCTATCGTTTCCTCTGCGAATAGCTGATTCGGCGTTGCGTCACTGAACTCTCCCTTGAGGAAACGCTTTTGAAGGCGCGCGCTCATGCCCTGCAACGTTTCCAAGTAGCTATCACTCAGATTGTTAGCGTTGTCCTGCGGATTGATCTGGAAGCTCTCGTACTCGCCGGGCTTTGGCAACGGCTCACCAGTTTCAGGATCGATGCGTTGGATGAATCGCTTGTACGTCCAGTGCGCCTTAGTAGGTGGATTGCAGTCGTAATAGGCACGCATCTTGAGTGGTTTAGGTTCGCGTCCCTCGATCTTCGTCATCACCAATTGGGCGAGGCGAGTTACCGCGATATCCACCGATGCCATCGGTATTTGGCTGCACTCGTTGAAGTAGAGCGTCGCGAACTCCTTGCCAAGAACCTTTTCAACCCGCTCTTTGTCATCCAGGCCGGAAAACCAAATCTCGCTTTCGAGATCATTACCTTTCTCGTCTTTCGCACCCGTGTGAATGGTCACGTACCCATCGCCTTTGTGCATCGTGAATTTGATGTCAGGGAAGGCCAGCTTCATCACCTTCGGAAAGGTGTCTAGCACAATCGACTCATGCACATGCAACGCCCGGAAGCGGAAGATGCCATGACGACTACCAGGAGCCTTGAGCGCACGGAATATGATGTTGCGCACATGCAAGAACGTTTTCCCGCTACGACTGCCACCGAAAAGCATTACGTGTGTCGCTGGGCCGCTTAGCACGCTTTGCGCCTGGAGTTGTCGGGGCGTTAGCTCCATCACAGATCCTCGTCGTGCGATGTAGCCACAATGCGAACCGGGCCGCCGTTGGCGCCAGTCAGTTCGTGATCAATCTTGTCGCGCCATTCTTCCTTCTTGCGGTTCTTCAGCCAAAAGATGGCGGCAGCAGTATCAGGCGGGTAATGCTTCCGCACCGGCGTCATGACGACTTCGCCACCCACCGCACGAATATCGACCTCATCGTGCTCATATCCAAGCGCACGTTCGTACAGGCTGCGCTCCACGCGGGCGTCCGCCTGTTCCTTAGAAGTGGTTATGGATGCTGAAAACTCTGGGTGCTTGACCTTCCACAACGTAATAGTGGAAATAGTCACCTCGAAGAAGTCAGCCAACTGCGCGTCAGTAGCACCTAACGCGCAGAGCTTTGCAGCTTGCTGCGCATATTCATCCCTGTACTTCGTAGGACGCCCACCGGCCATTTCGCCTCACTCTGTTGGTTTAATGTGCATTTAATATGCATCTTTTAAGATAAAACTTAAGCGCTATGACGCGCCCGACGCACCTGAATCATGATGTGCTGCGCTGCGTGTGCTGCCACCTTCTTGCGCTCATGCTCCATCAGAATTTCGGCCAGCTTCGCATCGCCCATCTTGCGGCGCAGTTCTGCGCGGCGTACTAGCTTGTCGGCGTAGCTCATTTCTTCATCTTCTTCAGCGTCTCAGCCAGCCGGGCACGCTGGCCGATCTTGCCGCCCTTCTTGGCGGCGGCGTCGAGCTTCTTGGCCGGGATGTCATGGCCCTTCTTCACGCCCAATTCCTTGCGGAGCGAACCAGGCTTCTTGATAGCGCCTTTGATCCAGTGATCGGCCATGATTATTTGCTGACGCCAGATGTCTTAATGATCGGCACGCCATTCACGCGAACCGGCTCAGGCTTCGGACCAGTCGGAGCGCCAGGCCGACGCGAATTGGCGGGGGCGGTACGTGCAGAGTGCGCGCAGTTCGTGGCTTCCTTCATCGAAGCGCTAACCTTGAGGCCGTTGTCAGACATGGGAATCTCCAGTCAAAATTGACGCGGCTCGCGCGCGCGTGATGCGCTAATTATTGAGCGAAGTGACGGACGAGATCCGGTCTAAATGCGACTTACGTGTTGTCTCCCGATGAGCGGAGCGTCTGCGCTAGTAGCGCCTTTTTTGAGTGCCCAATACTCGAGCAACTGATTGCCTACCGAGTGCGCTGGCTCCCGGCCGTTCTTGTATGCCTGGAGTGACGTGCGCGGGATGTTCGTCTCTTTCGACAATTGATAGAGAGATCCATTCGGGCCACACAGATCAGTGAGTACGCGGAACCAGTCCACCCGGACAGAGAGTGTGAGATTGGCTGTCATGAATTGCCCCACTTCAACGACGCCCGGCGCCCATAGCAGCCCCTAGAGCCATCCCAACACCTAAGTTGGCCGCAGCATGATCATCACTTTGTTTCTGCCGTGCGGTTTGAGCCGCTAATATTGCTCGACACTGGATGTATTCCGGAGAACCTTTAGTTGCCCCCCATCCTAAGCATTGCGCTTCATGTTTCTTGGAAATATCTGCGGCAGTCGGCTGCATCAATTCAACAAGAACCGATAAAAGAATGAATACGCCCAGCAATACGATACCGCCTACAACCCAAGATATAGGGCTATCCCATATGGAGTTATCTAAGCTTAATATCTTCATATTTCTCACCCTAAACCAATTCGATTTCACAGAAAACCTACGAGTCGCATTCCAATCAAAACGACATTTATTACTGACGCGATAACACACAGGAGCGCCCAATACGAGGCGTATCGCAATGATTTTTCCAGTTCGCTTTCCATCCTTCTCTCCTTGTTAAACCAAATACCGCAGACAAGCCGCGCAGAACCCGATAATGGTTGCAGTGCTGGCGATGATGAACAGGCCTATGGGTGCCATCACATCCCCTTCCCTATCTCAGCAGCAGCGCGGACTATTGCTCGGCGCAAAGTGCTCTCAGTGTCTGAATTTGAAAACTCCGATACCCCTTCACGGGAACCATGGAGAGCCCGAGCGAATGCATGTCCCATGCTCACTTCGATCTCCATTTCCAACTTCACCGCCAGCCACAACGCATCTGCTCCTTCTTTCAGTGGGTTCCAATATGTCTGCGTCCAAGGGGCGGTCAGCCACAGACCATCGTGCGTAATATCTTTGCTTTTGCTCCATGTCAGCCCCGCCGCCTTCGCCGCGAGTTCCAGCAGTTCTCTGTCTTGCATCACGCGCCCTCCTTAATCGTCACCATGCGCAAAATCAGCGAGTTGTCTTTGCTGTTCCCGTATCTGTCAGCGTTCGGGTAATACTCGGACTGGCGAGTCCAGCCGCCTCGGCAGTCATAGAACGTGCCGTTGAAAATTTTCGCTTCGAGGCCGGATCCTTCAAACGAGTTGAGCGCGTTCTTCTCGAAGTCGCTTTCTGGCGTGATGACCAGTTGCACGATGCTGTCTTCGATGTAGAGGGCTGTCTTCATCACACACTCCCAAACAATGCAGCATGGATGTAATGCTGCTGCACATTGCACATCCCCGCGACAGCCACGGAATGGATGACACGAGCCTCTTTTGAAGACACCATTTGCTTACGCAAACGAGGTTTCTCCGCCTTGCGCTTTGCCTCATTCGCTTGACGCGCTGCTCGCCATTCCTCCCGGCTCAGATCGTCTCCGGCCCCATAGGCATACACCACCCCTCCGCGCGTGTAGTCAACGATCCGAATTTGATTTGCTTTGTGAAGCGCACGGATCGCATAACGGATGTTGTCCGACGAAAAAGGGAGATCCCGAGTGAGACTGATAATCGTCTGATTCGGCTTTTCCTTTAGGTAAGCCAACACCTTCAAACGTCCTGTGTCGTCTCGTACGGGGCGACGAGCACCTATCTTCGAGGCACGGTTCGCCAGATAACGCCATGAGTGGCCCGGATAAAGCTTGGATAGCTCGCTATGCGGCATCCCAGCTTCCCAGCGCTTACGAAAGTCCTCATCCATGTCAGATGTCCATACGATCTTTGGCATGTCACCCTCTCAACAGGTAATCGACGGCCTCTGTAGCCGACGTAATCACCGCGATTTCACCCTTCCACGCGGCATGAAATTCGATCTGGTCAGGCGTCAACTTTCGGCGGCTTGCCGACTTGCTCCCGTCCTTGATCTCGAAAAGCACATTGCGACCACGAAAGCCACAGCAGATATCCGGGAAGCCTTGCCCCGTCGTGCTTGTGATGGCCACGCTGGCGCCCAATTGGCGCAGGGCTGCGACGATCTGCTTTTGGTTCGCATCGACTTTAGCGGCGCGCCTCATGTTTCATATCCACGCAAACGAAACGCATCTTTGAGTTGTCGAACGACCCCGGCCAACGTCTCTTTATCAAACCTGACCTCATAGTCTTCTGAAACGTCTTCGCCCTCTTCCCGCATGCGTTCAGGCGAATCCATGACGCGCGCACACCTCCAACCAGGCGCACGAATAACCATCCATCCCATGTTGTTCAAGATTTGATCTCGTTCCGCATCTTTCTTTGGGTCATGGAACGCTTTGCCGTCACATTCGAGTGCAATCTTTGCCACCGGATTACCAAAGTCCACGAAAAAACGGCCTACGGGAAATTGAGGCCACATGGACAATCCAGCACCACGTATTTCTACCCACGCGGCCATTTCAATTGGCGTAAAGAGGTTCAGCCAGTCGGCAATCTCGTATGGATCCCCGCGCATCCAATCAACATGCCCCGCGTCAACCGCAGATTGCAAACTCTTGTAATTGGCTCGAATCTTTCGGAATCTCTCGCTCAACGAATCGGAAGTGGTTGCGTACTCGATGCGATACGAAAACATTCCAATCAGATCATCAGCATTCATGGGGTTGCTCCTTTGTATGCGGCAACAGATGCAGCCAGTTCAGCCTTGCGAGCCTCTTCAGCCTCTCGTTGTGCCAATGCCAAAGCCTCGCGCTCTTGCCGCTTTCGTTCAAGTGGAGAAATAAGCGTAGCGGCAAATGCCTTAACCTCAGCAAGCCCCTGAAGCTGCTTTGCCGTCGGCTTCTCATCGTCAATCGGGGGGGGAAGCAACGCAGCCACAGTGGGAGCGGGCAACCGGCCTACTCGCTGTGCCTCGCGCAAGACGGTTTCAGCCGAATCCTTGTCCCATCCAATGGAAGCAACCCATTTCGCAGAAGTCCCAGC